TTTATAGAAGGTCAAAATCTGCAACACCTTGCACACGGTACATCTTCTGCAAAAAAGATAACACTATCCTTTTGGGTTAGAAGTCATGTAGCTGGTGATTTTGGTATACTGTTCTTCAAAAATAATGGAGCCAGAGGATACACTACTAGTTATACTGTTAATGCGGTCGATACTTGGGAATATAAAACCATAACTATTGACGGTGATACTAGTGGCGCTATATTGAATGACAATTCTAACCAGCTAGGCATATATTTTGCATTGGCTATGGGCAGCGACGGCAAAGGGGGCGGTACTGCTGCTTGGTCTGCTTACAGCGCTAATCAATTTACTATATCTGCGCAGACAAATATTCTTAGTACTACTGGCAGTTGGTATATTACAGGAGTCCAACTAGAAGTAGGCGAGACTGCAACTCCATTCGAGCATCGGTCCTATGGGGAAGAGTTGGCTCTGTGTCAGCGGTATTTCGTTCGCTACTCAGGCGGTCAGTTTCATCGTCTTTGCTTTGGTTTTAATGACACAACAACTCGTCAGCAGTGTGTTTTTTCTACTCCTACTGAGTTGCGAGCCTTACCTAGCCTGTCTCATACAAATTTAACTAATAGTGGTGCTCCCGTTACAACTATTTCAGGTGTTCAAAAATTGAATGGAGGTAGAATTTATTTTGTATTGAATGGCGGTTCGTTTACAACTGGCACCATGAACCAAGCTTACTGGAGTGAAACATCTGGCAACACATTTGATGTAAATGCGGAGTTATAAGCATGAATGAACACAACATCACATCGGCACAATACCAACAAGACGACTTTAATAACAATGTTAGTATTTGGGCTACTATTAATGGCGTTGAAATGTGTGTACCCCTAGACCCCGCAAACACTGACTACGCAGAAATCATGGAGCTAGTCGAAGCTGGTGAATTAACCATTGAACCTGCCGACGAACCACCAACGGAAGGAGCCTAGGGCATGGCAAATCCAATAGACTTGGCAACCCTGTTCCGTGAGCAGATCGGTGGTCGCAGGAACATCATTATCAATGGTGCGATGCAAGTGGCGCAGCGGGGGACTTCGCAAGCTGGAATTACCGGTGCATCAGGTTACTACACATGTGACAGGTATCAATTTAACGGGTTTATCGGCTCGACTGTTTTTACTGTAAGCCAATCAACAGATGCTCCTGATGGGTTCTCTAACTCTTTTAAAGTCGACGTTACTACAGCAGGCTCTCCCAGTACCGCCGATGATTATTGTCAAATTATTCAAAGAATAGAAGGGCAAAATCTACAGCAGCTTGGTTTTGGATCGTCTAGCGCACAGCCTTTGACTTTATCATTTTGGGTAAAGTCTAATAAGACAGGGGCAGCAAGTGTAGAATTACAGCAAAAAGATAATTCAGATAGACAAGTAACTCCATCTTACACTATTAATGCCGCCAATACTTGGGAACATAAAGTTATTAATATTCCAGCAGACACTTCTGGTTTAATTAATAATGATAATGGTACTGGTCTTTGGGTATTGTTTTGGTTGAATTCAGGAACAAATCTCAATAGCGGGACAAACCGCACCACATGGACTGCTGAAAATAATGCAGACAGAAATGCTTCCAATCTAGGAATTGGCGGATCAGTGGATGATGAATTTTACATTACAGGCGTCCAACTCGAACTAGGCGAAACTGCAACTCCATTCGAGCATCGGTCCTATGGGGAAGAGTTGGCTCTGTGTCAGAGGTATTATTACTATTTGGATAGTTTAAGCACAGGTGGCGGGTCTCCATCACTCATGGCCATTCGTTATAACTTAGGCCAAAATATTTACGCAGGGGTTTTGTCACACCCAACATATATGAGGACTGGTCCAACAGTCAATTTTGAAAACGGTATGAGAATTCACCTTCCCGGCCTTGTTATTGACTCTGGAACCCTTTCTGCGGCTGCGTCCAATGAAAAGTCAGTGGTCATAGCCTTGCAGCCTGCAAACTATAATAACTCGAATGTTATTTCCGCTTATCCAGATGGAGATGGCACTACTACGAAAAAAATATTTTTAGATGCGGAGTTATAACTCATGCTTGATATTAATATCACGACTGCACAGTACACTGTAGACCTCAACGGCAACAAATCTTCCATCAAAGCCACCATAGACGGACAAGAAATGTATGTTCCCCTAAACCCTGCAAACAGACACTACGCTGAAATCATGCGCCAAGTAGAAGCGGGAGAGCTGACCATCGAGCCAGCGGATGAGGTGGCACCCTAACTAACCCTAAACCCAACTTAAGGAGAATACCATGACTGATCAAAAGCAATGGTTTATGTCGAAGACTGTATGGGGGGTACTGCTTATGCTTGCCTCTTCCGTTCTGACCAGCTTTGGTCTTGAGCTAGACGCAGCTTCCCAACAACAGATTGTAGACCTTATCATGCAGGCTATCACTGTAGGTGGTGGTGCATTGGCTGTCTACGGTCGAGTGACGGCTAAGACTGCCCTTAAATGAGTAGAGACCTTACCTCCAGTTTAGAAAGCGCTCTGTCCAACTCTGTGATAGAGCCTTTCTTTGCTGTCGATCTTAACTTTGACACCAACCCGCTGCATGTTTGGACCGGAGTAGGAGATGTTGTCATTGACGGCAAAACCTATGTCGGCTCCGAAGAGATGCTTAATGTTGAGACGATCCAAGAGTCTAATGATGTAGCAGCAAGGGGCGCAGTCCTCACCCTTACCGGCATCCCTTCTCAAGTTTTGTCTATTGCCCTTAGTGCAGAGTATCAAGGCAGGACTGGTACTATCTATCTCGGTGTCCATAACGACACCACACAATACACAGAGCTGTTTTCTGGGTATATTGATACGATGAACATCTTAGAGGGTGCTGATACCACCACTGTTAGGGTGTCTATTGAGAGTAAGCTGGTTAGGCTTGAGGTTCCTTCTGGGATCAAGTACACCTCCTCTTATCTAAAGTCACAACACCCGGCAGACTTAGGCTTGGACTTTGTTGAAAGTTTGGCCGGAAAGCGTATTGTCTGGGGTGCTACTTCAGAATAGCTTGAAAGATACACATGTTTGGATTTATTCTTGGGGCTGTCATATTAGGCTCCATCCTAGCACGCCGACGAAAAAAGCAAGATAACGGCGCTCCAGAGGAAACAGATACCGGAGCCGGTGCTACCACTGGTGGTTATGCCTTTAACTCAAAAGGTGCTGCTCTTCACCAGCAAGTAATTTATGGGGAAGACAAGGTTGGTGGTGCTGTTGTCTTTGATGATGTTTCTGGAACCAACAATAACTTCTTGTCTCGGATCATTGCTTTTGCAGGACATGAGATAGAGAGTTTTGAGGCTATCTATCTTGATAACTATCAAGTCACCAGTTTTGATTCTTCTGGGAATGTTCTGACAGTAAGAGAAGTAGACGAGAAAGGCAACTTTATAAGCAACCAAGATAGCCGCTATGATGGTCTCGTCTCTATCCGAGAGGTTTTGGGAGATCATACCGCAAGTCTTGGTGGGTCTTCTTTTGCCAACTTTAGTTCTAATTGGACTTCCTCTCATATCCTTCAGGGAATTGCTCATCTTGCACTGACGTTTAAATACTCTGAGGATGCCTTTCCCTCGGGAATCCCTGTTGTAAGGGCAAGGATCAAGGGTAAGAAGCTCTTTGACCCTCGGCCCATTGATGCAACGGCCACTGTAGCTAATCGTCGCTATCGCATTTTGTCTGTAGGAACCACTGACTTTACTCTTATTGGCGCTGCTAATAACACCGTAGGGACTGAGTTTACAGCCACTGGTCAGGGGACTGGTACAGGCACCGTAGGCATTATTGAGTGGAGTAGCAATCCGGCCCTTGCCCTGAGAGACTACTTAGTAGACTCCACCTATGGCCTTAATGAAGACGAAGAAAACATAGACGATGTAGCAGTAAGAACTGCTGCGGATGTTTGTGATGAGAAGTTGGCAGACACTGTAACTGATCGTTATACTTGCGATGGCACCTTCCTTACATCTAAGACTCCGGCAGAGGTTGTAGAACAACTTGCAGCATCTATGGCTGGAACTGTGTGGTATGCACAGGGCTATTGGAGAATTAAGGCCGGGAAGTATATTGCCCCTACTATCTCTTTCAATGAGGATGATCTACGAGGCTCTTTAGAGGTCTCTACTCGTCACTCTAGGAGAGAGAACTTTAATGGAGTTAGAGGGATATTCAAAGGCCCTCTTACAAACTACCAGCCTACTGAGTATCCACTGGTCACTTCTTCTACTTTTGTTGCAGTTGATGGTGGCGAAGAGCTGATTGCAGATTTCTCAACACCATTTACAAACAATGCAGATGGCGCTCAAAGACTAGCTAATATTATGCTAGAGCGTATCCGGTCTCAAATCACTGTAGCTGGGTATTTTGGGCTAGAGGCCTTTAAGGTTCAAGTTGGTGATATTGTCAACTTAACAAACTCCCGTCTTGGTTTTACTAACAAGCCTTTCGAGGTAGCGGAGTGGGAGTTTCAGTTTACATCTAGGCTGGACTACAACATCTACCTTGTCCTTAGAGAAATTACCTCCGGGGCCTATGATGAGTTTGTAGATACTACGGATTTTGAAACGGACAATACCACTCTACCTAATCCATTTGACAATACCACAATCACCTCCGGTCTAACTATTACAGAGTCTGGTCAATTAAAGTCTGATGGGACATTTTTCCTGTTAGCTAATGTCTCTTGGACAGCGCCTACCAACCCCTTTATCACTCGGTATGAGGTACAATACAAGCCTACGTCTGACACTGTATATTCGACTATGGTCGTTTCCGATACTGAAGCCCAGATCGGGCCTATCATCGAAGGGGTGTCGTACAATGTTCAAGTCAGGTCTATAACAAACTCGGGTGTAAAGGGTCCAGTTGCGTCTGCTACGTTTACGGGTGGTGGGGACACAACAGCTCCTGCTGCTCCAACAAACCTGACGGCATCAGGAAAATGGAGAAGTGCCTTTCTTCAGTGGCAGAACCCTACAGACTCCGACCTAAGTCGAATTGATGTCTATGTAGCCACACAGAATAATTCGGCTGCTGCCAGTAAAGTGGCAGGTGTTTCTGGTAATCAATATACATATTCTGCTATGAATGCAGGAGACACTAGGTATTTCTTCCTAAAGGCTGTAGATTATTCTGGAAATGAGTCTGCTTTTAGTAGTGGGGTAGGGGCTACTGCCTTAACAACAAGCCTAGTTACTAACGAGGTTCAGGCTGACGCCATCACAGAAAGTTCTTATATTTATACTACAAATTTAGGTTCATTTTTCCCATCAAATACATTTTATAGCAGCCTTGTTTCTCGATCTTTTACGACTGATGCGGCAAATGATCCTGTTTTGATCACGGCAAGTTTTGCAATACGAAGGCCTTCAGGTACATTTCCTACTGGAACTACGATGGACGTGCGTATTATAAGGAGTGGTTCATCAACCCCCGTTTATGACGCTAACAGTCTCCCCGTAGCTCCAGAGGGGGCAGCATGGTCAACCTCTTTTTTGATGTCTCCTTTTACAACCGCTTCACAAACTTACTATTTAGAAGTTAGAGTACCACCTGTTACGGGTTTGCCGGGTACATCAAGTATTTATGTGCAGCCAAGAAGCCTCTCTATATCGGAGTTTAAGAAATAATGCGAGCTGTTCTTTACAACACGGTTACAGGAGAAGTTGAGGGGATTTGTGGCGGTTCTAAAAGGCAGCTTGACTTGGGGCTTTCGGATACACAAGGCTATATAGAAACCGATGAAGACCCTACAAATAAGATTGTGGTCGATGGCGTTTTGGTCCCTTTGCCAGCAGAGCAAATTGAGGCTCAAGAAATAGAGCTGGCTTGGGGTGCTTTACGCACTAGACGAGACCTTTTTTTAATGGGGTGTGACTGGACTCAAATCCCAGACACTCCTGTGGACTCGGCAGCATGGGCTATTTATCGTCAGCAGCTTCGAGACCTACCCGCTAACACGACAGACCCGAGGAACGTGACATGGCCAGAGCCACCATCATAGCCTTTGCTGTAGGATTTTGGTCGGCACTTTTTACCCTATTCTGGGTCAACAACTCATTTTCCCACGATGGGGGGTCATTTTCCCACGAGGGGGGCTTTTCAGAGCGATCTAAGGCGCATTTATCAGAAATACACCATGACCTGTATCATGTCGTGATACTGGCTAGACAGCTCTCTGAGGTGCCATTTGAGATCACTGACGGCCTTCGGACCCTAGAGGAACAGAGGCACTACTACGATACTGGCAAGAGCAAGACGATGAAGTCTAAGCATCTGACTGGTCACGCTGTAGACGTAGTACCTACTCCTGTAAGCTGGGAGCCGGAGGCCTTCTACCC